AGGAGCAAGATAGCTCCTCGTTCGAGTGCTTCAACGACTGGGCCATTGTGCCAGATGGTGTTGCCATCAACAAGGCGGAAACCGCCAATGAGATCATCTTCATCGGTTTCAATAGTAATGTTTACACGGATAAGTTCTCGTCCAAGTTGGGCACATGCTTGCTCAACAGAGAACGTTTTGCCATTGCCTGAGAGACCCGTGATGAACGTTGGATAGAAGATACCAGACTTGATAATCTTCTTCACGTCGGTGAAGTTGCCAAAAGAAACAAAGTTTTTGTCTTTTTGGGGAATGAGATTTTGTTCGACAGGAGGTTGCACAGCAGGAGAAGCAAAAGACTTTTCAATGTTTTCTACGCTTTCTTGAGTCACCTCAAGATTCCAACGACCACGAGTGGTCTTGAACTGTTCCAGTTTACGAGTCACAGTAGGATAAGAAATATCGTTAGCAGCACAATAACCTTTGATGTCAGCAGCGGTCAGTTCTGTGCCATAGAGAGAAGAAAGACTTTCGATCAGTTGCTCAGTGGTCACGCGAGTCATGATTGGTTTGTTTTGTATGTGAATATTATAAGGGATGAAAGGTCCCCCGTGAAGGGGGAGTGGACAGTTCCTCAAGCGACCAGATCAATGAACTGACTGAGGATCTTTTTGTTTGTTTTCTTGGCACCCAAAGACTTTTTGAATGCACTGCGGATCTGTGCTTTGGAAGCACCATCATCAACATCAAACTCAGAATCTTGAGAGAGTGCAGTTGCAGAGAGAGTGAAATACTTTTTGTAAGAAGAGTTGGGGATGGCAACTGCTTTCTCTTTCCTCCACTCTTTAATCAACTTTTCCTCAAGAGCATAGTTACCCAAACCAATATATCGGCGGAGGTGAGTATTAAAGTCTCGTCCTTCACAGACACGAATACCAATCAGGTTTTCATTTGGAAAACGCTCAGAAAGATTACGCAGAAGACATTGTGTCAAAGCGGCAGGACCATCATCAGCAAAGAGATCATAGGTAGTTCCAAGTTTACGATCCCTGAGCATAGCACCGTAAGGAACTTGACCCATTCCCAAGAACGGTTCGCAGTTGTGACGATTAATCATACGGTGGCGTCCAATGTGATTAGATTCACCGTCAGTCAAGATGACGACATTAGTTTTTTCAACGCCAGTCTTTTGCTTGAAAGCAGGAATGATCTCGAACAAAGAAATGATTGCCTCATTCAAAGGAGTGCCACAGAGATTAAAGATAGAAGGAATCGGAGGAGCATAGTAACTGGCACTGTAGTACTCTGCAACTCTCCAAACATTTTTAAGTTGCTTCTCCAGTTCACGATTGTTGGTATCGCTGGTCAAGATTTGCATCATATTAAACTGTTCATGAACAGCAAAGAGACCATCACGCTTCTTATAGTGATCAACTGGTTGAAGGGCGCGATCACCATCATTGTGAGGCATTGACCACCACTCAGTAGTGAAAGCATACACTTCAAAAGGAATCTGGACTTTCTTACAGAACCAAACAAGATTGAACAGTTGCTTAATAGTATCCTTGAGAACATTTCCCATAGATCCAGACCAGTCAATCACAAAGACAAGTCCGTGATTCTTTCCATCAGGAAGAACTGTCACCTTTTTAAACAAGTCTTCATTGTATTTGTAAGTGTGGAGTTTAGCGCAATCAAGGACTCCAGTCCGAGATACAGTAGCACGAGCATAAGAACTAGCAGACTTTCGGCACTCGAACTCCTTGACGAGGTAGTTGACTTCTTTTTGTGCGGACCTTTTGAACTTTTCGTAGCTGTCATCGTAAGTCAAATATGCATCAGGAGATGTGGACATAACATTCTCATAGAACTCATCACAGATATCATGAACTTTCTTGTTAGGAGCAATGATAGTATCCAGGTTCAGATTGGGGATTTCAAGATAAAGAGTTTCTGGATATTGGGAGTGACCGATAAGATCCTTGAGTTTTTCTTCAAGACTGGCATCAGTCTTCACTTCAGGATCTTCATCCTCTTCACCTTTAGCAATGTCATTAAAGGCAGTTTGATCTACGCCACCAGGACCACCGCCACCAGTGGACTCCTCAATCTCATTCTTCTCTTCTTGGGATTCTCCTTCTTCTTCACCATCTTCAGACTCTTGGGGTTGATCCTGAATATCACCACCTTGTCCAGTGGTTTGATTCTTGACATCTAAGTTGTCTAGTTCAGGAATTTTATTTTTTTCCTTCTCTTCCTTACAGTAGGCATACAGAGCTTCCGCAGCATCCAAGACATCTTCAAAGGTGTCAGTGGTATCAACCATGTTGACAATCTTCTTCTCCTCCTCAGTGAATACCACGGGAAGGAAACTTCCAACTTTGTAATGCAGATTAATGCGATCAGCAAGATTATAAGTAGTGACATCATCATCCTCAATAGCAAAGAAATCTTTTTCGTGGAGTTCCTTGTATCCGCGATAGAAGGTTTTAGGGAGACCAGGATATTTCTTCTTCATCAACTTCTCAATACGAACATCTTCCACAACGTTCACAAACTGAGGAGGAATCTTACGATCTTTGATCCAGTCAAGATCTGGGGTGAACAGGGCATGACCCACCTCGTGTCCGACGAGGAGATCATAAACGACATTGCTTGCCCGATCCCAGTTAGGGAGAGTCAGAACGCGGGTGTGAACATTGAAGCAGGCAGTCTCCACTTGCTTGTGCTCCACCACAAGGTCCTCGGTGGCAAGCAGTTTGGCAAGTTGTGACTTGATTTCGTGCTTGGAGGTCATCGCTTTGTTTCGTATGTACGTATCATACAAAAGAACCCCGCCTTTTGGGCGAGGTCATGTGACGCTTTTTGAACTGGCGCAGTGCTTCACGCCGTGCTCTCATCGCTTGTGGTTTCAGTTTTCTCTTCTGAGGTTTCCCTGAGTTGTGTTGCCAGTTCGGTCTCTGCATTTTCCTGAATGATTTTGTTAATCATTATCTCATACCATAGCGTGCTATCGTCGTCCATAGAAGCAAGCGTGTGCCACTATTTATTTTGAATAGAGCATTTCATAGTCCTTACGATAGAGATTCTTCACATTCTGTACGATTCTTGGTCTCCTCTCAACTTTTCTATCTTCATTTGTTGTGAGTTTAGGATACTCTAGATCTTTTACTTTGAAATCTACTTTGAGAATATCACTCATCCAATCAGAAAAATCATCCTCAAGTTTGTTTTCATACCACCAGATGTGAGTCAGTTCTCCAATGAAATCAACTTGTGGTCTAAACCAGTTTACTGCTTCAGGGAGTGGAAAGTTTTCTATCATAGAATAAAAAGTATTCTCATTCTCTAATAGTTGTTCAATATCATCACCATACATCCTCGTAAGAAAGATAGATGCGGAAAAGAATCTATCTACTGGATCTCTGACAACAGTTATGTGAGGAATTGAATGACAATCAAGGTATCTTGAATACAAATCTTTGTGGAAATGTGCAATCTCAGTATTACAAACACTCTTCCATATTTTTTTCTGCTCACACTCAAATCCATTATAGAGGATATTCTCTTCTAGAAATCTGCCAGCAGTTCTAGGAATATGAACATATAGAAAACGTTTACCAGTTTCCTTGTGTTTGTAAGTTGGCATCAGATTGTTTCAAAGATATTCACCGATGGAAACCAACCTGTTGTCTTAAGAAGAGAAATATCAGCAATATTATCCTCTCTTTCTCCTGGTGTATTCTCAAGAACAGGAAGGTCACCTTGACCAAATGCTTTTGCAAGATCCTTCACTGCTACAGATTCTCCAGTTCCAACAGTCACTGGTCCAGTGATATCACTATCTGCAAGGTAACGAATGGCACGACACACATCCTTGACATGAATCCAATCTCGTTTGTGATTGGTGACATACTTTGCTTTCTTGTTCTTCAGCAAATCATACATCATATTACCACGACCACCAGGACCATAAACAGTGGTAAATCTCATGCCTACCGAATTAGGTGGTGCCATCTGTTCATTTACCCATTTGGTCATAGCATATGGATTGGTCCAGTAACCCTCCTCTACGGCGCTAGAAGAGGCGTATAAGAGTCTTGTGTTGGTATCCCTACACCAATCAAATAAAGGTTTAGTAGAGAGCACATTATTAGTGTAATACTTTTCTGGATTCTCTTGACTGTCACGAATGTCCGCATATGCAGCAAGATGAATCACCAGGTCATATTCCCCACCAGTAAAATCTTTAATGTCATCTGGACGATCCAAACCAGTTACCCACTCACCATGAGTTTCATACCAATCTGCAAATACATGTTTTCCAATAAAACCTTTGTGTCCAGTGATCAATACTTTTTGTGCCATGTCAAATCATCCTACTAAATCCTTTAACTTTTTCAAATCGGATAACATTATCAAACTTATCCTGCAGTCCATCCTTGTGAGAAATAACAAAGATATTAGCATCCTTGATTACAAATCGGATAATCTTCAGAAAATCATCCGTACCAAATCCATCCAAAGACGAATCAAAAACTTCGTCCATGATCAAAAGATTTGTATTTACTGAGTTCTTATATTTTGCGACCTCTCTCCAAGTAAACAAGAGAGCAAGGTCAATACGCATCTTCTCTCCTTCACTGAATGATGCGTATGAAAAATCTTCGTGAATGGGGGACTGGACGGTTTCATTAAACTCTTCATCAAGACTGAAGTTGATGTAAAAGTCCATCATTTGCAAGAAACGATTGACTTGCTGATTTATCAGCGGTAGATACTTCTTAATGATTTGAGATTTAACTCCACCGTCCTTAAGTAGTCCGTATGAGAAATCGTAGTAACGATAGGAGTCTTTCTTAGACTCTAGTTCGGTTTCTGTAGTATTCAGTTTTTTCTTAAACGCTTCTAGCTTCTCATGCTCAGAATTTCGGTTTGCAAGGTTCTCGGTAATAGTTTGAATTTCATGTTCAAGATCTCGGACTTGTCTCTGGTTGAGGGAAATCCGAGTATTGTTTTGAGAAATGCCATGCGTTAAGTTTGTAATCTCCTGAGATAGGGCAAGGAATTGACGCTCTCGTTCTTGCTCAAACTGTATTGTCTCTTCCAGGTCTTGGTAACCTTTCTTGAGCTCCTTTGCTTTATTTTGAGCGTCTGTAATTCTATTTAACCTAAACTCTTCTTCAATACTTTGAGTACAAGTAGGGCATACCGTATTTTCGTTAAAAAACTTATGCTCCTTAGTGATTGTCGTTACTTTCTGAGAGATTTTACCCCGAAGATTGTTTAGTTTTGCTAACTTTTCTGCAGCACCAGTGACCTCTTGCATCTGTCCCTGAAGGGTTTCCATCTTGGAACTGAGACTCTCATTATTCAGAACATACTCATTCTCTTCATTCAACAACTTGTCAATCTTTGACATGTTAGAGTCTATATTAGACTTACCACGATTCTCCAGTTCTTCAATGAACTCTTCCTGCATGTTCATCTTTTCAGTAACTGACTCTTTGGATAGTTCAAGAGTTCTAACTTCATCTTTTACTTGACGAAGTTTTTCCTTAATAATCGTATTCATTGTAGAGAAGATCTTGATATCAAGAAGATCTTCGATCACATCTCTACGATTGGCAGCAGTAAGTTGCATAAAGGGAACAAAACTGCTGCTACCAAGAATCACAATCTGAGTAAATGACTTATAGTTCATTTTTAGAACTACTTGCTCCAACCACTTTTGCTGATCTACAGCAGAAGCACTTTGATCTAGAAGTTTGCCATTCCTATAGATCTCAAACTTATTAGGTTTGATTCCACGAATGACTTTCCAGTCAATACTTCCAATAGAAAACTCAACCTCCGCAACACAGTCTTTTTCGTTGACCGTGTTTGGAAGTTGAGGTTTGTTGATCTTGCGGAATGGTTTCCCAAACAGAGCAAACGTTAGTGCATCAAGAACCGTTGATTTACCAGCACCGTTAGTCCCAATAATCAGAGTAGTAGTATTTTTAGTAAGGTTGAACTCGGTAAACTGGTTTCCTGTAGATAAAAAGTTTTTAAATCGAATCTTCTTGAACAGAATCATTATCTTGTTTTGGGGGGATCACAAAGTCATTCTTGGTTATTATTGTATACTGATACTCATGCATTTCGCAAGTCTTCAGTAACACTTCATCTTCTACTTCAAGGATATTCATTTCTGGAAATCCATCTTCTTCTAACATCATGGCAAATCTGACGGCATCGTCTTCTTCTTCCCAGATATAGAGAATTTTTTCTCCTAGAGAATCTGCGACAGAATACGCCCCTTCTTCCTCTTGCCCATCGATAGTTAGAATGTGTAGCATGTTTAAATCATTTCGCAAGCTTCCTGATAGATCTCTTGCATTACTCCCTGGATAACAGATTTATCAAGGTCGATTTCCGAGTCTTGTATATATCTATTAAGGATAGACATGGTGTCTTCTGACTCAAGAGATTCGGTTTCCTCTCCTGTAAAGTATCCACCGAAATCAGTGTTTTCAACCACCTTGAGTTCAGCAATGTTCGAGGTGTACAGTTTGTCAACAAACTTCTCAAACTTTTTACTATCAGATTTTTTACGAACGATTACTTTAACAATCTTACCTTCATACTTTGTGGCATCAAAGGTTTGATGTGGAGTGTCTTCGTAAAATACCTTATGGAACATTTTATAAGGATTGTTCACTGTTGTAAGGTCTAAAGTTTTAGACTCAAAGATATGAAATCCTCTATCATCATCGACATCAGTCCAATAGATCTCGTATGGGTTCCCAAGATACCTTACGTTCTCTTTCTGACTGCGAGTATGATAGTGACCAGAAAGAACTAGATCAAACTTTTCAAACAGTTTACTTTCATATCCATGCTCCATAACGCAGAACTTATTTGCGTTGAATCCCTTGAGTTCAAGGTGACCCATGACACAAGTACTTTTTGTGACTTGAATCATTTCGATTGTTTCTTTTTCATTCTCTTGATTGATCCAAGGAACGAATAAAACTTTCAGGTCTCCAACTTTAAGTTCCGTTGGTTTTGAGACAACTACTACATTCTCATACTCACGAAGCAACAAATCAATTGCATTGACTTCATTCGTATTTTTGTAATATGCGGTATGGTTCCCTACAACAGTGATTACCTTCACTCCCATACTCGCAAGACGATCATAGTAGTGTTTCTTTGCCCAAGACAGCGCAGAGAAGTCGATACCCTTTCTAGAATCAAAGGTATCTCCCATATCAATGATCGTCTTTATGTTTTCCCGCTCAATCGCGGGAAAGAACACATCATTATAAAACTGTAAAAAATAATCGTGAAATAACTTAGAGTTTTTACGACAACCAAAGTGCTGATCAGTAATAATAGCAGCTTTCATCAATAACGAAGTTTGGAGTGAACGGCATCCTTGATACTATTATAGTCAGAATAGTTGTTTCCGTCAATGGTATTGTTGTCTACGAACACTTCCTCATAACCAGTCTTTTCAAGGATCTTGTTCTTGATCTCCAGTTGCTTCTTCTCCTTCTGAATGCGTCTCAGAAAGGCGTAGTGAATAATCTGGGTAAAGTAAGCAAATGGATTGGAAGACTTACTAGGATCGAAGTTATGGACGTACAGTACACAGTTCTCAATACCATCACAAACCATATCGTCCTTGAACATATAGTTCACAAAGTTTGGTTTGAATGAAAGGTGAGTAGCAATCTTCAGGAAGCACTCTCCAAGGTAGTTAGAGATGGGTGGTTTTCCTTCCCATCGTTTTGCTCTGTCTTCTTTAGTGGGTTCTCTACCGAACTGAGCATAAAAATTCTCTTCCACTTTCTTCCTATGAAGAACCAGTGCTTCTAGAAATTCTTTATTGTTAACGTAATGTTCGGATCTTTTTCTGCGTGGCATTGTTGTAGGGGAGGTAATCATTAATATATCTGATTTATAATATCAATATTATACCAATGTTCTCAATAACTGACAAGAGTTGACAAGGGTACTCAAATATGACTATAATACCTTTGTTAGGGTTGATAGAGAAGCTTTAAGTTATTAACTACTCTTAAAGAGTTTCTCTAGTCTCTTCTTCGTATCGTCAATATTTCCTAAAAGACCCATTTCTCTAGAGAGCTTGGATGATGCAACTGGATCTGAATCTCCTGCAGAGTCTCTCAAAAATCTTTGGTACATCATAATCATATCAATATCATCAGTCTCAGACATAGTTAAAACTTTATCCATAGTGATGACGAATAAGTCATCCTTGGTTGTTTTCAACCAAGGCTCTACCTTATATCCGACTACTCCCATTCTATTTTTGATCTCACCAATGGTGATGGGACTGGAAAGAAGTAATACAGTGCGATCTTCCTCTTCAGAAGCAGCAACTTTGGCAAAGATCTCTTCACCTGATACTAGTTTGATAGTTGCGTAAAAATCGTCTTCTATTCCCATAAAGACCTCCTAGTCTTTTAAGTTTATCGTAACAATATCATAGTTGAAATTTTCTTCATTGTAGATTTTGATTCTTTCAATCAAGTGGTTTAGAGTGTAGTTCTTTCTAGAGTTATGTGTACAGTCGTCACCGATGTCATACAATATTGCTTTTGTTTTGTTTTTACCTTTTCTGAGGACTCTCCCGATTGATTGTAAGTTTCTTACTCTTGATTTACTAGGAGATGCAAAAATAACGTTGTGTAAGTTTTTTATGTTAATACCAGTTGAAAAGGTTCCGTAAGAGGCGACAATAATAGCGTTTGATTCTCTTTCAGTGATTTCCCGAACTTGTTCTCGATCCTCTGTGTCAACGCCACCGTGAACAAAAAATACTTTACGATCACCGCCTTTGAATTTATTTATCATTTCAAAAAGTGGCTCTCCATGAGCAGCAACTCTACTGAAAAGAACCAAAGTGTTACCTTTGAGATCAAGAGTCAGATTTGTGATAAACTTATTCCTTTGAGAGTGTGAAATCAAATATTCAATCTCATCATTATAAGTTTCAAACTTACGTGGAGTATGCTTCAGAACTAGGCAGTTAATATCTAACTTTGAGAGATGTCCCTGTTGCATTAACTCTGATGTTCTGGTAACCTTATATGACGGTCCAAACAGTCCCTCTAACACCCACTTATGCGTCTGTGTGCCGTCTAAAGTTCCTGTAAACCCAAATCTATACTTGGCGTGATGTAACTTCGTCATGATAGATATTAGAGACTTACTTTTGAACAAGTGAGCTTCATCACCAATCACAACATTGAAATCCTCAAAGAAAGAACGATCTAGTTTATAGATTGATTGCCACGTCGTGATTGTGACAGGTGCATCATTAGTCTTTTCCCTACCTGAGTAAATACGGTGGCAATATGAGTCAGCATTCCAACCATAATCAAGAAAATCTTTATACATCTGTTCTACAAGAGATGTCGTCGGA